CGTCGTCTAAAGTCATGTCGAGCGTATCCTGAGTGGCGTTTGGCGCTGCTATCGCACAGTCAGAAGCCAAAGGCTACGGGTCTTTCGCTTACTCCACTGTGATGGAATAAATTTCGATATATAATGACATCTATTCATCCCGATCCTATTGTTTTTTTTAATAAATCTGTCACCACTTTCTTGGTCTTTCGACCCTTCTTTATGGTGTAACCCTTCGACTTGTTCGAAGAGTCATTATACTCGAACTTATCGCCCACGTACGGGAGACGGAACTCGATCTTTAACTCATGTTCTCGAACGTTATTGTTAGTAACCAGTATCTTATTCACGACACCTTCAATGAATTTCTTACGTTCTTCAATGGTGAAATCAGGGTCTTTTAGTTTATCAATCCGACTGCCAAATTCTTTTACCCAATCAACCCAGCGTCTTTGTTGTTGATCTTCTATAAGTGACTGAGAAATTTCTTCTATTTGGGTCTCTAGAAACAGACGATGTTTCTCGAGGTTTTTAACAATTTTTTCAACCTCTACTTTGTCCCGTTTTCCTATAAGGACCAGACTTTCAGAATTAACGATGGATTCTGTCACATCATCAACTTCTTTCTTCAACTTCTTTTGTTTGTTTTCAAGTTTCTTGATATCGGATACTGATTTCTTATAAGAATTTTTACCTAACAGTTCAGTTTTCACTGTCTCTTTAAAAGTATGTGACTTGGAAATGATATCTACAATAGTATCCCAAGCAACTTCGTCCGTTTTGTCGATCCGTATGTTCCTGTTAGACCCACACACAACATGTTTTTCGGTGAATTTGGTTTTGAATTTATGGGTCTTTTGAAGACATGAGTAATACGAGGTTTGGGTCTTCTTATGATTGCCACCGTATAGAGAACCACAATGACCACAAACCAACAGACCGGTGAGAAGATATGTATATTTTTGGTTACTTGTCTTTGTCCGTCGGTTCCCAGTTTTTCCGTAAGACCTTTTTTCCCTCAAATCTCTGACTGATTTTATTAATGAGGGATCAAGTAATCTTGGACAGACTATTCGAAGAGTGTCACCCGACTTCTTGTCAGTATATGTATAGTAACCCTCATAGTGGGTGTTTGTAAGAAGTTTATCTATCGAACCATGAGACCAGACTGGATTACCACGTCTGGTAACAACTCCATTTTTGAGAAGTTGTGTTCTTATTTCATCGATTGAGTCACCATTTTTATAACTTTCAAAGATGTGTTTAACCCAGTTTTGTTCTTCTTCATTCGGAATAAGTTTGCTGTTATCGAGTGAATAACCATAAGGTGGAGGACCTCCCATCCATCCACCCTGTCGGATACGTTTAAGTTTCCCCAACCGAAATCTTTCAGTTCGTAACTGATTATCGTATTGGGAGATTTCACTCATTATCCCCAACATCAAATTGGTTTGTGGATCTGAAAGAATTTGTTTTCCCGTGGGGGTGTGAAGAGTCACTTCGTTTTTGATCAGTTTGAAACGGATCATTCCCCAAGTGTTGAGGTTTCTAGAAAGACGGTCGGTGTTCCACACATAAAGGTGTTGGACTTCACCGTCATCAACTTGCTGAAGAAGATCACTTAATACTGGTCGGTTACTAAGATCATCTTTAGACGATGATCTTCCTCCCTCATTCCACACCTTATGGTCCATACCGAGTTTTTCTGCTCGTTGAACACCTAACTCTAATTGGGTCTCCAATGAGGTTCCTTCCTCTTCTTGAGAAGAAGTCGAAACCCGTGTGTAGATGTGAAGAATATCAGTCATAAAACCATTATAAATCAATCTATCACAAAATAAACAATATAAATTTGGTTATATAAAAATTTTTTCAAAAAATGATAAATCGAGGATAAATTTTATATAAATAAAAATAACAAATGATTAAAGGTGTTGAAGGTCTCAATGAATTTACCAACAAAATCAGATTACTTAGATTACTTCGATCAAAGACGTGTCCCCAATCCAATTGCTGTGACACTTACTTTGAAACAAAGAGTCGAGACTAATGACTTTAAAGGTCGATTTGGAACTAATCTTGATTCAATGAAGGTATCAAAGAGCACAAGGGACTTCATGAATCGACTAAACCAATCTATTTTTGGGAATAGTTTTAAAAGGTACGGGAAGAGATTGTCAGTAATTCCTATAACTGAAGGCAACTCTTTCATCAGACTTCACATACACATGACCTTGGAGAGACCAGATCGGTTAAATCTCGAAGAGTTTTCACAGTTGATTTCCAAATGCTGGACGCAAACTACATTTGGGCATCACAACATATGTATCAGACCGATCGATGATAAATATCTCGGTTGGATTGAGTATAAATTAAAAAATAAATCGAAGGGTGAAGGACTTCAGTCTTCAGTTGATTGGGACAACGTGTTTTTACATTGATATTGCTGAAATAAATTTCCTCTATCAGTCCATCAACTCTCAAAAGGAAAGGTCATCTTTTCCTTTAGTCCTTCTTATTACCTAAAACTTAGTAAGGATTAAAGATTATGAACAACAAACCATTAAGAACAGAACTCAACAACTACTTGTGTCTTTATCTGATCAAAAAGAACTTAAAGATGAAACCAGTCATCAAGTCTATTAGAGATCAAGTCATCAATGGATACCAAATCACTGAAAACCAGTTCTCATCAATCATCAGTTTCATTGAAAGAGAACCAGAATTCAAAAACAAATCAGTTGATGAAATCTACAACCACTTTTCACCATTGATCAAAGGATACACACCAAGATCTGAGACTGTATCTCTAGATCAGTTCTTTCAATAGGAGATACAACCATGTCTTACACCTTAATCAACTTTAATATCCCAAATCATTTGAAAAAGAACTTTGATCACCTGGTAAATTTTAAACGGGTCTCAAGAACATCAATCTTGAATTCAATGATTGAAGAGTTCTGTCGACGAGAGTTCAAACTTATCAAGGAAGATGGGAGATTGAATGATCTGATTACGAATATTGAACAAAAGAACCCACCAGAATCCAATCATTCAAATTCCTCTCGTTGGGAAGATTCATATGATGAACCACTCAACATCCCGGTATCAACAGACTTCTTTGATCCATACGATGATGGATTACGACTATGATGACTTCCAACCACCAAACCTTATCCAAACAGGTAGTTGTTAGAAATCTTCAATCTATGAAGTTCAACAAATGTGATGTTTGGGATATTTCATCAACTCAAGACAAAAAGGACTTCATTAAGGAACTAGAGAAACAATTGAGAAAGGGATCTTTGTCGGTCGTTGTTATTGAAGGTAATCGATCATGATGAGGTTCAAACAATTTATTTCTGAAGGTAAGTATCCGATGTGGGTTCGAGTTACCGTTGGAACTCTTGTTCTGAGGATCAACAACCTAACCAAACAGATCGAGAAAGAAGAAGACCCGATAAAACAGAACAAGTTAATCTCTCAACAAAACAAACTTTTATCCTACATTTCAGGACTTGGGATTGGGGTAGGGACCGAAGACAAAGTTCTTCTTCAACGACTCAAATCTTTCAAATCCAAGGTGTAACAAAAACCCTTCTGAAATGAGGTCCTGAAACCCTTTATTTTATTGACCTCAAGGAAGTTATTTTTGCTGTAACAAAAACATGTATTTTTGTTACTCTAAATTGTTTGAATCTATTCTGAACTGAATCAACCACCTAAGAACTGATTCATCCCCATCTAAATATTGACGGATTTTAAGTGCAACTTCATTTGCTTTTTCAACAGGGATCACGTAATCGAAGACCCGAGACATCACCTCTAAAGTATTCTGTGTCCAGGGACCATCAACAACGACAATACCCAAACACTTTTGATGTCTTCCTTTCCAGTTTATCGCAGAAAACATCTTATCCTTTGCATAAAGACTTGCATGACCAGCACTACTTTTTCGAACTTCTATAAATGCCTTTGGATTTTTAAAGTCCGGGACCACAAAATCTGCCCTGAAGTCGTAAACAACCCCTTCTATCGATTCATATTCGTCTTCTCTCAAAAACGGCACTTCTTCATTCTTTAATGCCATTGCGACAAAATCTTCTAGTAGTAACCGACCAATCAAGTCCCTTACAATTCCTTCAGTAGTTCCCTTTATTCGTTCTGTGATTTGAATCTCTGAGGGGATCGATGAAACATCAATATTTTGAAATAGTTGATTTATTTTTTCTGAAACGGGACGTGAAATCCCAGTATCACTTGCAGTACCAGTGCCTATTAATTTTTGTAGGTCTCTCTTACTGAAAACACCAAGGGCATGCATCATCACAGGTAAATACTGAGGATTTTTATTGATCCATTCTGCACTAACACTCTTAAAAGAGTTAGTTTCATCAAATGCATTTTTCACCAATTTATTAATAAAAGGTTGAATTTTTTTATATAGAAGCGGAGTTGCTGATCTTTCAATTCCAAAATCAATTGCTGATCGTCCCAACCATGCATTCTTTCGATCATCTAATTCGGTTGGAATATTTTCTATTTGATATCCTTTCCCACAAAGTAGAATTGCCGCAAGGTCGTCGTTCAAAAAATGTTCGTCGGTAGGTAAATAGAACGAGTTAGACTCTTGAGATAAATCGAGCATTAAACTGATTATCTCTTTCATTTTTTCTGTGGAGTGTTGGTAAAGTGTTTGTTTCATAGGTTAAACCCTTCTTTTTTTGCACGATCAATCTCGTGCCGTATCTCTTTAAATCTTGGAATGTTGAGATTTATAAATCGTTGACCATTTTGATTTTCAATCACGGACTTGCGGTACCAATCCGATGGGTCTTTTGATTTTTCGAGTTTCAACCAAAAACGACAATAATTAGCATATCTTACTGCCTTCAATACTTGGAACTCATAACCGTTTGAACATGATCTTTTCGCAATATTCCCCATAAAGTAATGAGGAACTTCTTCTAAGTAATTTGAGTTTGAACTCTCGGTATCATTATATTGATATCTTTCTAACATCGACTTTCTATTCGAGGTAATAAAACTTCTTCTATATTCCCCACCGAACGTTAAAAACAAGTAGGCATCTTCCTTCAAATTCTTCCAAATAAGATCAATTTGCTCATGACAAGTAGAAAATGGATCCAGATCTATTAGGTCGAACTTCTCTTCAATTTGTTTAAGAATTTTTATGTTGTTACCTAGAATTTTCCGACATCTAGGATCACCAATATTGGATAGTTTTTCAAACGTCGATTCATTTTCCTCTATACAAACAACCGAGGTTACTTGCTTTTTAGACAATATTATTTCTGTAAATCTTCCTTCACCTGCAAATGGTTCAAAAACTTTAAAATCACTTAACTGTATCTTATCGAGAATTTGTTTATTAACGAGTTGTTTATGGTCGGTGTTTATTGTGAACGGATTTTTCTTCACGTGACCGTAACCTTGACGATCTTTGAAAACCTTTTTTTCAACAAATTCAAAATCAACTCGGAAAATTACTGCGATTTTCCATGCCGGAAGACCGAGACCAAAGAGTTCCGATGCACATGTTTCAACCTCTTTTGACCAATTTACAGAACCCTCAGATCGACCTTTTTGAGTGAAGGCAATATTCTTCCGATTACATTCATCTATCAACTTGTAAATCATATCTTGGGGGTTTCTGTTCAGATTTGCAGAAATAAGTGTGAGAGACACACCTCTCATCCATGCATCAAAGCACGAATTAAATTCGTCTGCTGACCATCTTCTCCCCTTCGTATAACGACTTCGAAGAGGGACTGGTACAATATTTTCGACAAACCCATGCTTTTTCATAATTTTTAAAAACTTTTGTTCATGATAATGCTCTGCAAGGTTTCGTAATTTATCCCATGGTTTTATTTCATACTCATTATCAATAAATGTGAAGGATGTTTGTGTCATGTATTTTATTTCTGTTTCAGTGGTTTAACTCGAGACGGGAGGATCACTTTTTCATATATCGACCTTGATAGATGTTTATACAAGTGAGGTGTAACCATCCGTCCACATCGTTCTGCTTTCTGGTTAAAGGTTCCAGTCAATCGGAAGTCGTCCGGTAACCCCATTAATCTCTTGAGTTCATCTGTAGTAAAGACCCTATCTTCATCGGGATGATGAATACCTCCACGACCACCTTGTTGTCCCATCTGAGTAAGGGTTGGAGATGGGTGATACCAACTTGCTCGGACAAGATTGAAATCGGATGTCCAATCGGGATCGACATCACTTAATTTCATTGGGTATGGTGGATCTTTTGGTATGGACTTTATTAATTCATATCCTGACGACTTAACAGAAGTCATCATCAAGTAGTTTCGTTGTTGAGGATCTACAACTACACCATCTAGACCATCTCGAAGAGTTGGTTCATAAATTGATCCATGTGGATACAGACTAAGAATATCTTCTTCAGTCTTAATACCAACTTTACGACAAATATCCGGTCTGACTGCTATTGCTATTAATCTATTTCTACGTTGTGGAACCCCAAAATGAGAGGAACACAGAACTTTGAAATTGACCTTATATCCCCAACGTCGAAGTCGGTTCAAAGCATGATGGAATACGTCTGATGATTTGATAGAAGGGACATTTTCAATCACACAAACCTTGGGTTTGGTACAGTTTGCTATATACACAAAGTCATGGATCAACATCCCTATACGATCTTGTGTTGTATCTGAATACTTTACATTCTTCTCTTCAATTTTCTTTTTACCCTTTCCAGAAGTTGAAAAGGTTGAACATGGTGGAGACCCGTCCAAGATGTCGTATTCACCTTCTTCAATTCCATACGACTTAAACCAATCTAAAACATACTGTCGACCACCACGTCGTGTGATCTTTCTTATGTCTATCATCTCCACCGGTGTTGATGGATAGTTTGCTTTGTAGGTTTGAACTGCTTCTGGAATGAATTCATTAACGAGAAGAATTTTTCCACCACCCAATCTATAACCTGTTGAACTACCTCCACCACCAGCAAATGTTGAAACAACCGTGAAGTCTTCTCTATCAGATGCTGTCATTACATCTTTAAGTGAATATGGTTCAAAGTCATATCGGACGGGATATGGAGTTACTTCCGTAGAGGGATCTATATCTGACCAGAGTCTGATCAACTGGGAGAGTTTTTGGGTCGTATTACCAGAAATATATCCTTTGAAATTTATCTCAGGATCATTAATCAATGGAGAAAAATAACTTTCAATACCCCCACCAACTTGAAGACCAGGGGTCTTACCCAACGACAACAATCCAAGTTTTTCAAAAGTATCTTTATAGGGAATTTTCCAAGGTGACTTCCAATATGGTTTATTAATCTCAGTCCAAGTTTTACCAACTAAAATTTTCTTGATCGATGTATCATTGAGTGGTTGGTGAATAAGAATGTTTTCTCTTTGAGCAAACTCCACACAAATTTTAGTAGCAGAAGAATCAAATTCTTCAGATAACGTCTCTTCCCAATATTGAAAATTATCTTGTTTGATTTTTATTGAATCCCGTCTTCCATCCGGTAGAGGTGATGAAAACCCCGTCAGAACTTTAGTGAAACCTAAGTCCTTAACCTTTTTCATTAAATGTATGAACGGATAGAGCACTTCTAACTCTGTTTTTTTCTTACATTTATGGTTTTGAACCAAATCTAAAAAATCGATTTTGGGATCGTTGGTAGGAACAACGACTTCGTGAAAACACCAACCAAGTAAATTAGAAGTAGATTTTGCTGTTTGATAATCCCAACTTGTTTGGTCATTGAGACGAAAACTTATCGAATGGACTTTCTTTCCTAATTCATCAGCAACAATACCAACCAACGTTGAATCAGCACCACCTGATAGGAGAAGACAGATCTCTTTCTCAGGAAATTGTTCACTAATGATAAGACGGAGTTGTTCTTTTATTTCGTTATACATACCCAGTTGCTCCGATCTACTTCATCAAACACAACAAGGAATGGACCCTCAAATTCACTTTCACAAAAATCTAAAACATCTTTTGTCTTTGGACTTTGTAGGTGAACACCAACCAACCTTTGACCACCACCTCGTTCTCCACGAATGAGGACATCTTGGTTATCGAGTAAGGACATATCATCAGATTTCGACGATGGAACGAATGTATCCCTATAACTGAACCCAAACGAAGAAAGAACTTTTATACCAACGTCAATTTTTTTCATTGGTACACGTATCAAACATGTAACCGTTTCAGTAATGGAAGGGGTTCTTAATTCGTGGAGAGGAAACTCTGATTGAATATCGGTTTCAAAAAAACCTTGATCACCCCATCTAGAAATTAGGTCTTTTTGAAGGTCAACAAAAAGACAACGGAACATTGATCTACTTTCAATAAGTTGATCCAGTGTTGTTGATCTATCATTCGACCCAATATTTCCACCTACAAGATCAACGATATTTTTTTCACGTTCCTTTTTTTTACGTTTCTTAATTTGATTGGAAATTTTATTCAGAATTTCCTGAATGTCTGTTTGCTGTGTGTTCTCATGAATCTTTCCATCTTGTAAGAGTTTCTCAAGACGTTCTAGACCATCCCTAGAGTAATATTCAGAATATTTTTTCTCTAATTGTGTGAGGTAGTAGAGACCCGTGAATGTTGTGGGAACTTTATCTTGATGTGACATCACAAATTGAGAGTTACCAATCGACAACCACCGATTCAATGTAGATGGACTCATCCCTAATCGTGTTGATATTTCTTTCTGAAAAACTTCATCACCTACTTGGTCACGACATTCCTTAATCGAGATAACTGTGTCAAATATCGACTGTCGTGTTCTATCCAAACACAGTTTTATTCTTTGAACGTGTTCTTCTATCGTTAATTCGTTTCTTGAGATGATTTCGTTCATTTCTTATCCCAATTATTTGATGGAAGTTTGAGTGCTACCATTCCAACAAAATTGAAATTTCTCCAGAAAGTTTGGATCTGACGAAAACCAACACCGAGCAATTGTTTAATGAGTAAGTCTTCGTTGGTAAGTTTTGCTAAATGTCTTAGTTCAATTTCTTTATCTAATATCTCTTTTTCGGTGAAATGCTCTTTCTTGTAGTCGTAATACATGAACTCCATCATATTTTGGACCTTCCCACCAATTGACAACAGTTTTTCACTGAATACAAAACCACCACCCTCAATAAGGTTGTCGTAAATATTCTCCATCAAAGGAACTCTTTTCCTTTCAGGGATGAATTGGAAAGTAAAAAGAGAAGTTACAAGAGAAAGATCCTTCGGGAATTCCATCGTAGTGATGTCATCTACAATGTATTTAAGTCGATCCTCATCTTTCCAATGTTCTTGAAAACTATCGTTAATCTCAACTCCAAGATATTCTGTATTTGAAACATGATCATTGGTTTCATACATTTTTCTCAGAAGAGATCCTTGTGAACAACCGAGGTCTAAGACGGTTGTATCGTTTTCAACGAAATATCGACTGAGAGATAAAACATCGTGTCTTAGGGTTGAGTAACCCCTGATCGACTTGTCAATGTGACCGTCAAATTCTTTTGAGAAATTTGTGAATGAGAATTTGGTATCCGATTCTTCGTTTGGTCGTGTTTGACCGTGAGGGGTGTGGATCAGTGAAAATGTTTGTTCTTTTTCAGGCATTTAAGACCATCCTCAACTTATAATTTCTTATAAGAAATTATGTTACCAGAATTAAATCTAAAGTCATGGATTTCTTTCTCGATTTACTCTTGATACCGACATTTTTGATATTTCCAGAATTTTTGATATCTGAGAAAGTGATTTCCCTTCATCTACCATGTTCCAAACCTGTTCTTTTGTTAAGTCGTCGATCTTAGTTGGACGTCCTAATTTGGTCCCTTTGGACTTAACCCGTTTAAGACCCAATTTGACCCTTTCGGAGATCATGGATCTTTCAAATTCAGAGAAGACCCCAACCATTTGAAACATCATTCTTCCTGATGGTGTAGATGTATCAAGTCCCGATTGGTGGATGTATAGGTGACAATTGACGGACTGGACATCATTTAAGAACTCAACCAAGTGTTGAAGTGACCGTCCTAAACGAGAGATGTCCCATACGAGAATTCGGTTGAATTTTCTTCTCACCATGTCCTTACAAAGTCGATCAAACTCTGGTCTTTTATCTCGTCCCTTTGTCCCTGATATTCCCTCATCAACATATGTTTGGACCAATTCCCAACCGTTTCGATTGACGATTTCTTGAAGGAAATTGATCTGATTATCTGAGGTCTGTTCAGTTGTCGATACTCGACCATAAATTGCTACACGGTCCAAAACTTCACTCCTTCTTTAATGTAAAAGTAGTCCTGATCAACAGACACTAGGGTGTTGTTGATCCGTTTTTTTCTTTTTTGGAATTTGTTGTGAGTAACCCAAACAATTTTTGGGTTGTAGGAAAGACCTGTAGGGGTGGAGATCTGATGACTATTGAGAAAATCAGATATTTGAACAGAATTGAGACCCCCTTCATAAAGGGTCTCAATCAATAGAAGACGTTTGAGTTGGTCTTCAGGTATGTCCTTTAATGTGAGGATTTGGGTCACAACTTTGATGTCGTAACCGTAATCAACATCCTCACATTTTATATTACGAAATTTATTCCACTGTCACCGACTTGGCCAAATTGCGCGGTTGGTCCACATCGGTGCCTTTGGCAACGGCTGTGTGATAGGCCAAAAGCTGCGCGGGAATGGCGTAG